CTAGGCCACCATATCTTCGACCCTTGTAGTAAATTTATAGCGAATTTGATAGGCCTCACCCTCGAATTTAGCCAAAATTAAAATTGGTATAGCAAATACCCTTAACAGGGTCAGCACATTGCTCAAGACGATGGCCGCGTCAATCTTGACGGCCAGTGATTCAGCTGTCCGAGTGTTCACCAAGTCAAGCCCCAGCGTGCCCTTCATAAAAGCAAACCGGCGTTCAATGGTACCTCTTCGATTCTCGGCATCAGTATCCTCACGCCGTTTCGCTGCATCAACGTGTTTTGGATGCCGGCCAAGCTTCGGACCGCAGATTCGGATACCCAAATCCTTACACAGCTTTAGGTTCTCCCGATTACGGTACAGCGTATCGGCCAGTACTTCATCCGGATAATGTCCATGAAGGTCGTAATAGTGGTCTAAAGTTTCCGCGAAGTCTTGGCCCTCAGAGAATGCGGTGAAATCAAAACGTTCAATGTCGACTACGCCTTCACTTAACGAACAGTCAATCTTCGCCCCAAATTCAACTTTAGCATTGGCCTTACCACGTTGAATTGGGCGAATGTACGGCTGTTGGAGACTAACAATTCGGTCTTCAACGTGGTGAGTCTTGTGGGTATACATGTACCATTGCTGGTCAAATAGAATTCGAATCACGCCTAAGCGAATCGCTTGTTCATCTGGTAGAGTCGCACCCTGATCGATGAATTCGTTGATGTACCGCAAATCACGGCGCACATATTGAAGTTGGGCCTTGACCTGTTTATGAAAGCCACCACGCTGTTGCTTTGGATGTCGTGAAAATGAGGTCCAACAATGCTTCGCCTCGCGTTTGTACATGCGTGGGTTTGGCACACCAAGTTGGTGTGCCATATCGATCGCCATCGCCTCAAGATTCAGCCTTGCTTGGTTGAGGAGGACGGTGTCTTGAGGATACTTGATTTTGACTGGCACTGCGGTTGCGTCCGTGATGACGGTGTCCACTTTGAATGGGACCAACGCTTCGATCTTGGCGCGTACTGTATCATTCATGATATTCATAATCAGCTCGGAGATATCGGCAATTCGTTTGCGAAAGTGTGCCAGGCTGGAATAATTGAACGGCTCAACCGCTTTGTATTCGGACAACCCGATGAAATATTGAAGTGCGGGTGTATCACGAATTGCCGCAACCACCCCACGATCAGTTAAACCCATCCGTTGTTGGATCAGGATTGCCCCATAGAGTAAACGAAATGGTTTTGCCGCACGTCCCGCATTTTTGGTGAACTCCAATTGGTATGCCTCATCGAGAGCTTTCCAGGGCATGACCTCCGCCAACTGGACCCACTCATTGTTAGAGCTAAGTGGGGTACTTAAACCGGCACCAAAGGATTCAAATGACAATTGAAGCGGGCTGTGACGATAGACCATACGATAACCTCCGAGTAGGTTCCCAAAAAATGCAAGGAAAATGCAGGAAAACAGCTAATTCCAATGGATTTATTATACCGCAATAATGCATATATTAGCTTAACTGCCTGAATTATAGAATTTTTAAGCAGCCATTATCTAGGTAGATACCTCTGTAGATAGTCGAATAGCTGATGCGAATAGGACTGCCTTCTAGTGACAAGCGACCGGCAATCTGCTCAGGCGACCAATGTAGCACCGTGATATATCGAATGACAGCGTCACGAGTCCCCGGTCGATCGAGGATCCGAGGACGCCTGCTAGCCAAGCGAACCCGCCGGTAGCGGTCCTGAGCGGTGGCTGCCGAATAGCTCCGCCAGCCGCCGTTACGTGCAATTTCACGGCTGACTGTACTCTTGGAACGACCTATCTCTTTGGCGATGGTATCAAGAGTTTTGCCTGTAGAGATACCAAGCAGTATCGATTCACGGTTTTTTAAGGTAAGATGGGTGTACGGACTCATAGTCGAGTTCTCCTTGTAGTTGGTCTTGTGGTGATTCCATTTTACAAGGACTCAGGCTATGAGTCTTTTCTATTTGACTAATTTGTTGCACTTGAATTGTAAATCCGTCGTATCGAAACAGGCACACTAGCCTAAGTTCAAAAGCAACACAAAACCAAGTTAAAAACCGTTGTTCAGGATGATGGGGCTACAGAACGATGAAAGTATCAGGTTCCTAGATTGCAATAATAAAGTTACCACCTAGAAAGAGGCTTGCTCACTGCTTGAACTGGGGTTTGCCAACGGAGACATTTTCTAGGTTTGTTATTGATAAGCGCTGTGGCTTGTTGAATATCGGTCTCTGAAACCTGATCAAACTGTGTTCCCTTCGGGAAATAGTAGCGAAGTTCTCGATTGAACCGTTCATTTGTGCCCCGTTCATTCGGGTGATAGGCGTGGCAAAAGTAAACCGGTATCCGATAGCGCTTTGTAAGCGCCTGATCGCAGGAAAACTCTTTACCGTGATCAACCGTCACTGATCGAACCGGACCCGGAAAGTCCACCATCAGTCTTGCAAATCCCTTGAGAACAGCATTTTGTGATAAGTTTTCAAGCTTAGTTGTCGCCATTAAACGTGTCACCCGATCGACAATGGTCAAAACAGCAGCCTTTGACCCGCGACCACCGCGAACTGTATCCATCTCTAAATGTCCTTTTTCGGTTCGCCGATTAGCTGACTCACTGCGAATCTCAATTGAGGTGCCTACTGCTTGGTTATAGCGCGACCGAAGGTCTTGTCTTCTTTTATGACGTTTACCGTGATCAAAGAGTTGGCTTGGCTGAAAATCGACTTGTCTTTGATAAATCCAGTGGTAAATCGTGTGTGGCGCACAGTGAACGGCATAACCGACCATTTCAGGGGACCAACCTAGGTTTAGCTTCTCAGTTACCATCCGCTTCAACTTAGGCGTTAAAATCGAGTGCCGACCACAACGATGCCGACAAGTATCGGCATGATCCTGAGCTATAATGGCGCAGTAATCACCTTCAGGGCAACGGTGAAGCTCATGCCTAATAGAAATACGAGAGCGGCCTAAGGTCGCGGCGATGTATTGAATCGTGTGGTGTTGCATCAGTTCTATCTGAGATCGTTCAATTAAGGTTATAATGGCCATGGGACCTGTCCTTCTCTCTAGATGGTATGTTATGCAAACACCATTTTAGCAAGAACGGACAGGTCTTTTTTCACATTTTCTGGGTGGTAACTTTAATTATGCAATCTAGGGGTTAATCTCAACGGTATCAATAAGTCCCAGAATACAAAGGTCTGGCAACATACGTTGCGCCTATTCTGGCACAAACCAATCAACAAACATTGGCCGTGCAAGTTGATTCATCAGTTTGTGATCCACGTTTCTAGATTATATTGCCTTCGAATGAACCATTAACCTGTTGGTAACCAACTCACGAATAACAGAGTGGTTAATCATCGATGGACAAATGCATTCTGGAGCTTATTAATACCGTTGAAATTGATAAATTGGGGCTTGACAAGGGTCACTTCATAACAGACGAGAAGTTCACCGAACATTTAACAGCCAATTATTGACGGTGTTCTATTTGCCCTTACTAGTTGCAATCATTCACGTTGGCGTTGCATTACCCTTTGTTCAGCGTCTGCTACGCGTCTTCGGTCTCACAAACTGGTACTTCTTCCTCAATGTCTCGCTGATTACATTAGCCATTCTGGCGCTAGTATACGTTCTTGTCTACAAACTGACCCGAAATATCTACTACCGGGTTGTTTCCGAATGACCACCATCCTCTCGATAAGAATCTCTCCCACGAACAGCTCAAAACACTGATTTCATAAGCTATTGATTAAGAATTGACCTGTATGCATTCACTGCTACCGGTCGATTTTTTTCGTGCAGCAATTCTCCATCAGGTAATTCGTCAAAGAAATATTTGGAAATCGCTTTCATAAGTGACCAGAAAATTTGTCTGGAATTATGTAGCCCAATAAATCAGACGAGGAGGATAACCCAATGAGTAGTGAGCAAGAAGTGACGCGAATGTTTATTCGCTATGTACAACAAGCCCTCAAAAATGAACGAATCAATCGGTATAAGGCCTCTCTTCGGCAAATCAAGGAAATACCACTGGAGGCCTGGCTACTGGAAGAAATCGAAGATTCCTATCATCTCGATGAATTCAGGTTGACCGATGAGGAAATCGAGCATCTTGAAGACTTCATCGAAAGTGAGAAATTATCAAGAGCAGTTTCCACCCTTTCTTCGACAGATAAAACGGTCTTGTATCAATATTATTATCGCGAACTCAACGACGTCGAAATTGGCAACCGTAGTGGCAAAACAAGTCAAGGAATGAATTATCGGCGTCAGCGTGCACTAAAACGAATTCGGGTAGCATACACAAACCTGTAATGGATACGGAGGCATATTCGATGCATTACTCAGAGATTGATAACCTAGTACCGGTTATTTTAGCAGTTCAGGAGGACGACAACAACGCTATTACGCTCTTGCTTGAATTATTTGGTCGTGATATTGACTACGAGGCCAGATACGGGCACCGGCATATTGATCCGGATTTGAGGCAAGAGCTTCAAATCAAACTGATTTACATTGCAAAGTGTTTCGATGTTGAGAAGCACCTTGCAATGTCTTCAAAAAAAATCGGTCAGAAAAAAACATAAACTTTTTTCGCCATCTCTTTCATTTCAACCCGCTTTCGTTGTCTGTATATACGAAGCGGGTTTTTATTTTCCCGCCAACGTTCTTTGACAACTGAATGGCATCGTTCAGCAACGTAGGCCTCACAACGCCATGAACTCTCACGAGCGAGCGATTAACCAGTAGGCTGGATACTTGCACGTCACCCTGACGAAACAAGGGAGAGAGGCTCTCTTTAAAATCCTCGATAGCCGGTTGGAACCGGGCTGAATGATGACGAAACACGTATTGTTTTTTGCACCAGGTATTGTTGCACGTAACTTTTGGATGGTAGACTGGAGCATCGGTACGATCCGTGCTCCCCGGAAAGGAGAAGAATATGGTTCACGTGATCACGATGACGAAACACGAACTGGTTGCTCTTGGGTATGGTGCCTCACGCGCACAGGACATTATTAGACGCGCTAAGCTGCTGATGGTACGCAAAGGTGTTCCCTACTACAAAAGCCCGAAGCTCGGACGCGTACCGGTAACTGCTGTTGAAGAAATACTGGGTCTCCAAATTAGCACGCGCACGTTGGCGGAACTCGCCAAAACCATGCACTCCGAAGCAACAAAGGAGAAATAAAACATGGCTACAACTAAAGACCCAATCAAAACACGCAAGAATGGTACTTTCTACTTCCGCGCCTACCTCGGTGTTGACCCTAAAACAGGCGAGAAGATCCAGAAGCAGGTTGGTGGCTTCACGACACGTCGTGATGCACGCAAAGCCTACAAGGAAATGGTCGGTGGCAGTGTAGAGAAAGTTGTCGCGGAACGTGACCAACAACACATTCAATTCAAACAATTCTGGGAAGAATTCTTTATTCCGTGGTACAAGAACCAAGTGAAGCCGCAAACCTACGACAGTCGGCGTTCCAGTTTGAAGCACTTCAAGATGTTTGAGCACATGTACATGGACAAGATTAAGCCGGTGGACATACAGAAATGGCAGAACCAAATGACCTGTCAAGTAAGTAAAAGTTACACTCGCTTAGTCCAATGCATGCTATCACGCGTCTTTCAACGAGCCATTGTACTCGGCTTCATGAATGAGAACCCCACCAAGACCGTCGGCAACGTTAAGAAAGTGAAGAACCAAGTGGACTTCTGGACGAAGGAAGAATTCGAGGCGGTCATTAAGACCTTCTATATCGAAGACTTCTACCAGCAATTCTGCTTCTTCACTCTCTGGTTTCTGTTTATGACTGGTATGCGCATTGGTGAAGCAACCGCCCTGCAATGGGACGACATCGACTTTGAGGAAGGCACAGTTCGGATCAACAAGACGCTGTGGTTACGCAGCTACACGAACTACTCCTTCTCCACACCGAAGACCAAAGCCAGCAATCGCACGATTCCACTGGATGCAAAAACGCTTGAGCTTCTCTCCGATTGGAAGAAAGCACAAGCGCTTGAGTGTAAAACTGATTTTGTTCTATCGTTCAACGGCGTTCCTACTCGCCGGGATCTGGTCATGCGAATCATCAAGCGGCATGCAGCTCTGGCAGGAGTCCATCGCATCCGCGTTCATGCTTTACGGCATTCACATGCTTCGCTATTGATCAGTCTGGGTGAGAACCCACTGGTGATTAAAGAACGCCTCGGCCACGAAGATATTCAGACGACGCTCGGAACTTACGGGCATTTATATCCGAATATGAACTTTGAGGCCGCCAAACGGCTGAATGGTCTAGTCGAAATTTCGACCGCTAAATCAGACGTGGCGCAGGTTCAAAACAACGGTGTTACTGCTGGACTTACACCAGGAGTTGCACGATAGTTGCACGAGCGGGGTAGTCAGTCATCAAAACGTTGATATGTCAACGTTTATAAGCGAATTCTGTCTATTCCCACTCAATCGTTGCATCTATTGACCTAATAGCTTTTGAATATGTGTGTTCCATTTTATTTCCATATTTTGGTTAAATTTAGCTTTTTATGCACAAAAATAAGCCTCCCTGAGCAAAGGAGGCAGAACGGCAAGGTATTACAGGCTGAATAAAATATTTAGTTGCTTACGTATCTTATTTTACAACATTATGCCTGTGCTTCAAAGCAACAAAAGCCTCCCGCCATTGCTGGTAGGAGGCTTACTAATAACACATATAGCCTAATATTGAACGATACGCACAACACATTCTTGTGCCGATCCTTGGTTTGTGGGTTCAGCGTTAGGTTGATTATATTGATTTAACTGTTCATTTGTTTTATTTACTTTATCGAAAAGGGCGTTGATTTGTTCTATTGTGTATGTCATGGGTTCCTCCTACTTTGGTCACTGACAATATATGAAGATGATTTGCTTTCAATTAATTTTGAAACATTTGTCTGTTGCAAAGTAATCATAATGGAGTGATGGAGACTCAAAACTGAATTTTGCAAGTTCTGATCGTCTTCGAGAGCATTAACTTTTAGACCGATTTCACGAGCCAAATCAATATTGAAGTGTCGAGCATGAGCCTTTGAACGAGTGTGTTCATTGAGCCTTTTCACTATAGCCTTTACCTTTTCATCTGGATGTGGGTCATCGGCGAACATAACAGACGAAAGCCAGCTTTCTATTAGCTCTCCCGATAATTGAACGGCATCTTGAGCGAACTTGACGTATGCGGCCGGATATTTTCCTAAAAGTAACGACCAATATTGAAGGTTGTTGGCGTTTTTTTGTAGATCACGGTACGCTTCATCAAATTCAGAAATAATATTATAGGCAGGTAACCCCCCTATCTGAGGATCAACCGGTCCCAGGCTTGAATGCTTTCCCATCCAAATCTTTTTGGAAGCACACGAAATCATAGTGCCTGCAGACATTGCCATGTGAGGAACGATCACCTCTATATTATCATCAAACATACTTCTAAGATATGAAACGATTGATTCTGCAGCATTAGGATCTCCACCTGGTGTATGCAAAACTAAAGAAAGTCCCTTTTTGCGATCTAATCCATTGATGGAACTCATAAACCCTTCCATGTCGCTATCATTGATATCAATCTGATTTTTTCGTCCTTGTTGCCAACCAGAGTAATAACAGATTATGGTTCTATTAGTTTGTTTTTCAAGGTCTTCGAGATATTTATGCCTAAGAGAGTCTAATGGAGACGGATAAGACTTTAACTCATCGAAAATCGATGACCAACTACCACCGCCTTGATGCTGCATTGCTCCACCCCCCCATGTTAATCTATAAGCTTCATGTGATGTGTACGCTTTCCAAGCAAATTTGTCATGCACCCATCGCTTACATATTACCAGTGGCAATAACAATATTCAATTAAAACTGATTAAAACATATTTAAAAAGTAAAAAATTGCAGTGCATTCTTGACAATTAATTTACAACAATAAGCCCTCCACCCGCGTTAGCGAGCAGAGGACATTTTTGTTACCTGATGTACAGGCTTTCGCCAGGGTAGATCAGGCTGTAGATTGACTTTCCATTGTTAGCGGCTAGCGTGTACATACTGATGCCATACTTGCTGGCAATGCTCCAGAAGCTATCACCAGAGCGGACTGTGTAGTACGTGTGACTTGATACGGCCACTGAGTAGCCACCAGAGACACGCAATACATCGCCTGGGTGAATCACACTGTAGATTGACTTGCCGTTGGTAGAGGCCAAAGTATACATGCTCATGCCATACTTGTAAGCAATCGACCACCAACTGTCACCAGACTGAACCGTGTATGACGAGCCAGAGCTTACTGATGGCACACTGGTCGTTGTCAGCAATTCAACATTGCTACGATTGATCCAGCTCATGATGCCACCAAGCAATACGTTTGATCCAGATACTTGCTGCACGGTGTACGTCTTGCCCTGAACCCAGCTAGGCATTGTGACACCGTTCGCCCAACGGGTTGTGCCGAAGTTTACCTTAACACTATCGCCAACTTTGATCTGGCTAAGCGTGGTGTTGTTAGCTTGCTGGCCTGCGTTGGTTGCCGGTGTATCGGTTGATGGCTTGACGTAGGTCTTACCGCTGCCAGTTGTCGTGCTACCGTTGTATCCTGAATCAGTGATGCCGGTTAGATCAACGTTGCCATCAAGGCCGCCAGCGCGATAGGTTGACGTGAACTGAAAGATACCTACATTGTCAAAGATCGGGAAGTAGCCATAATTCGGAACAGTAGTGACATTGTAATCAGGATATTCCGCAAGCCATAGCTGGTAGCGACTGGCAATCTGTGACAAGTCAATGTGACTCATCAAGAAGCTCTTATACCCGTAAAGCATTGGCGTGTACCCAGCATCGCGGATATAGTCGAGTGCCCACAGCAAAGTTGACGTGTTGGTCGACCCAGCTTCATAGTCAAGCGCAACAATCGACCCTTTTGGCGTTTGAATTTCTGGCAAGAAATGATCTAGCACCTGCTTGGCCAAATTCGTGTTGTCGATATTCTGCCACCAGATATAGGTGTGTGCTCGCTTGCCAGCGGCAATCAACGATGCAACCTGTGTCTTGTACGTGGTTTGCTCGTACGTGCCGTAGCCGCTATAGCCACCGATTTGAGAGATGCCGAACTTGTCAGTGGAGTAGCCAAAGACACCGTTATCTCCTTGGTACCGGCTCCAGTCGACACCTTGATCACCCTTGGCCGCATTGACCTGCGATGGCAAGGCAAAAGAAATAGCCGCCAAGAAGGCGACTACCAAAGTGATGAGTTTAGTTTTAAATTTCATGGTGCCCTCCTTATTGCTGTGGAGCAACAGATTCCGGTGCCAGCTGAGCCTTAACTGCATCTGCGGCTGCTTGAGCTGCGGCAGCTACTTTGTCTTGATTAGACGCTTCCTGATCAACTGTCTTTTGTGGATAGGTTTCTGCTAGGCTGTCTTTCAAGTCCGCAAAAGCTTTCTCAACCGCGTTGGCAATTGTCTGCTCGTCTGCGCTGGTGAAACCAAGCGATTTTAAGCCGTCTTTCACAGCCTGAACGGCAGTAGATTTCTTAACCGCACCGTCAATCGCCTGTGTCACACCAAGCTGTTCTGCCGCAGTTACGGCCGCGTTTGCTAATGGGCCTAATACCTTTACCAAGGTGAGTGCCTGTTTGTTAGCCAGCAATTGTTTTGAGATCCAAGCCCCAATGATCGGGATTGCTGCTACTGCAAGTGATACTACAAGATTTGTCCAATTATTCATGATTTGTTTTCCTTCCTGAGACGCTCATTCTCACGTCTCAAACGGTCATTGTCTGCGCGTAATCTGTCATTCATATCCTCAAGCTCATCATGCTTGTTCTTCCGTTTACCCTCGCGGTAAGTCATAAAAGCGATGAGAGCTGAAGCAATACCGGCAATGTATGGAGCAGAACTGACAATAATTTTAGTTATCGCTGCTGTCACGGCTGTCACTCCTTCGCGCCAGAATCAGCACGAAGGCTGTTATGATCGCATTGCTGATCCAACTTGAGTAGATTCCAGTTGATATCGAGGTAAGGAATTGCAGTATTGTCAAGAATGACATTAAAAAGCTGGTAGTTGTGAGCAACAGACGATTGGTCACCGCTGACTGTGTTTCCCATAGCACCCAACCCCCAATTCCGATTCCATCAATGACAAACAAAAACCCCACAATGTCATCGTTTAACCATTCAGAGTAATGTGGGGGCCAGACGAAATAATGGTCATTGATAAGTAGAAACAAGCCAATGGCAACCATGCCAATGGCGAGTGCTGTGTGTGTCGGGTGATCTCTGATTTTATTTAGCATTGTCATCACTTCCTTCCATAAAAATAGCCGCTAGCTTTTGCTGGCGACATAGTCACTGCCTGTAATTTGCTTGTATTCGTCTGGGGTGATCATTACCGGTACATAAGGTGTTAAATCAATTCCCCAACTGTAAAATATTGCACACTGATCATAATTAGTCACTTGATTTCACCGCCTTCATATGCGCTACTTCAAGAGCAAGCGCGGCAATCATCTGCTGTTCAGGTGACGCATCAGGTGTAGGTCTGGCAGCGTCTGGATCATAGCCAGCATCAGGAACGACTTGGCCGTCAATAATGCTAGCGTGGTTCTCATACAAGCCAATGGCATCGTCAACTTCAATAACTTCGAATCCTTCATCGGTTGGCCCTACTGGTCTATTTTCATCAGCATTTGCCCAATTAAGTAGCCGATTATTGCTATCCGTCCACACTTTGATTTTCATAATTGCCTCCTAGCCAAAAAATGAATCCCCCGTTGGATAATCGTCTTGTGTTAGATAAGAAACAGATCCACCATAACTTCCAGATGCTTTAGAAATGTTGCTATACCAGCCGACCGTTCCTCCGCTTGGCGTGCTTGAATACATAGCTGTAGATTGTCCGGGATCTGAAAAGCTCAAGCAGCTTGCAACAATATTGTTTGTCAATAAAGGTTTGTAACCGGGTCTAATATCTGCGAGTCTCAAATAATTGTACTGATTAGCTATTGTGTGAATTTGAAAGTTGACGGTCACCAAATTTCCACGTCGCGTGTAGTAAATATATGCGTAATCAATATCAATATTTCTTAGCGCGGTTGTATTGACGTAGAAAAATGTCACGTTGTCTTTTGAAGTGAATTCAGACTGAATATATTTTTTTGTAGCGGCACTGGGGTCACTGATCAGCGTTTGTAACTGAAGTGCACCACGTTGGAGCGCAACTGACGACATGTTTCCCTTTTGATCAGGAGTGGTGATGTAGTTGAACATTCCATTTGGGCTCAAAAGTGATTTGTAGTATTGACCATTGGGATTGCCATTATTGTCTTCAATGTTGCCCAGTATACTTAGGTTCGCATCTTTTAGTTCAAGATTGCCAGAACTCTTGGCACCGTCAATCTGAACATGGCTGAAAGGCGAATTAATGTCAGGAGAATTAAAGGTTGAGCTGTCAACCTCAATCGATTGCAGCTTTTTGATGCTAAGCACTGCTTGCTGGATGCTTTGGTCAATCCAAGTTGATCCATTGTAATACTGTAATGCCGTGGCATCGTTAAGTGTTGTCCCATGCCACCACAAATCACCTTTCTTGGGACTAGCGGGCGTGCCAAGTTGAATGTATGTGTATGGCACATCCTTGCTTCCGGGAATGCCCTGAGGACCTTGTGGCCCCTGTGGCCCTTGTGGACCTCGCGGACCAGTATCACCCTTCTGTCCAGTTTGACCAGTCTCACCAATCTTGCCCACTGAGTATCCTGCTTCTGTAGTGTCGTCGGTGTACGTCCATGTGTACTTAGTCCAAACATAATATCCGGAGGAAGCTGCAGGAATCGTTGTTGTCCAGCCAGTTGTTGGAGCTACTGTACCGCTGGTATTTGATGCGTATTGGATAAGCGTTGATTTGATGCCTACGCCATCCTTACCCGGTAGGCCATCTGCACCACTGTCACCTTTTGGACCTTGTGGTCCCTGTACCAGTTGCCAACTATAAACAGCTGGATTAGTACTGTCAGCTTGTGTGAAGTCTGTATAACTACCGATGTACTTGCGAGAACCGGGAGTATCCATTGAAAAGTTCGTTCTACCATCACTACTGTCAGCATATGCAATATGGAAGTACGGCGTTTTGCCATCGGCACCGGCTTTACCCGGCACCCCATCTTTACCATCAGCACCATCCGCACCTTTAATGAGCGACCATTTATAGTCACTTGGATTAGTGCTGTCACCAGATGAAAAGTCGCTGTAGAAGCCAATGTACTTGCGGTTAGGGGCAGTGGTTGAGAAGTCGGTCTTCCCATCTTGGCTGTTTGCGTAAGCAAAGTGGGCATAGGCAGTACGACCATCGGCACCCTTTGCACCTGGCAATCCTTGATCACCTTTTGGCCCCACGTCACCGTCTTCACCTTTAAAAAGCGCCCAATTGTAATCAGCCGGATTGGTGCTATCAGCAAGTATGAAATCGCTATAGGTGCCAATATACTTTTTGCCATCGCCTCCAGATACCGTGAACCCACTTCGACCGCTTACATCATTCGCCCAAGCGGTGTGGAAATAGCTTGTACGGCCATCAGCGCCTTTTGCACCCGGAACACCGTCAGTACCGTCTTTGCCCTGAATCAATGCCCACTTGCCAGCGTAATCCGCCGGATTGTCGCTTGGCACAGATGACTTATTTGACCAAACGATTGCCATATACTTCTTGCCACTTGGGAAAGCTGACATGTTAGTGCCCTTGTCATCATCGGCATAGCGGAGCCATGGATAAAACTGAATAGTTTTGGGCATGTTGGCCATCTTATTGGCAAGATCGCTGAGCCGTTGGTCAAAGCTGACTGTTTCATGAGCGAACTCGCCCAAAGTAAGCTTGACAGAATGGTTAGCACGGCTGCGCTGAATGCTCAACACTTTGGCAGACAGGAATAGTTGTTGATTCTCATCAGCAATGTGGACGGTTTGATTCAACGGCACATATGGTGAATTAACCAAATCAATATCGTACGTTTCGTTTGGGTGGTTATACTTCTTCAAGTCTGCCAAAGCCGCTTGCAAAAGTGCCGCCTGCGATTTTGAATCAAACGTTTTAACCCGATTCCAATCAGACTGTGTTGGGTTAGGGTTGCTGTTGCTTAACAAACGTGAATATTTCTGCACAGCAATGGTATCGTGCAAGAACCCGTACTGATCAAGCACAAACTGTCCCGTTGGATCAGTCCAGTTGTAGCCGATCAAGTTGATTGGATCCTTATTAGTTGATCCATCCGTACTTTCTGGCACCGCTCCATAAGCCTTGATCGATGTTTCCATGTCATAGGTATCGCGGTGAGTGACGATGTTGTTGATGTCCTTATTCATTTCAAAAGAGATCAAACTATCGCCGGCCGTTTCATGCCGAATGTTAATGACACGCTTAACCAAGTTGGTTCCAACAAACTCAAAGCCAAAATTAAGCACTGCATCAAAATCCTTTGCCACGGCAATAATGCGAGCCAGTGAAGTTGCTTCATCAGTCCACTCAAGCGTTCGGACGTTATCAGGAAATTCGTTAATACCGATCTCCCAGCCAGAATCATTTGTAAACCTTGTGATGTAGTCAGCGATGGTATATGGTTTGTCGGCCTTGAAGGCGCCAACCGTTTCGTTAATCAAATCATTACCCGCATCGCTGGCAACAATTGAGTGAATATGGCCTAGCGAATTATGCTCAACCGATTCGATCACCATTTGGTGACCGTTGCCTTCTTCATCCTGATAAAGAATGAAGTTGGTTTCTTTGGCCATCTCATTGACTGCTTGTTCCTGATCAGTCGTAAATTTAATATCAAGAGAAAGCTCGACCGCAGGACGATTGTCAACACTTTGTTTTTCTATATCGTTGTCAATTCGCCATTCGCCTTTGCCATCAGTCGACCCAACACCCAAAATGTTTGATTTTCGATCTGCAAAATAATACTCCATTTATAGCCAAGCCTCCCTTATCTCGACTTCACATGCAAATGGTTGTGCCCAGCTCGAGGACGTGATAGCAATCTCAGTATCACCGGGCGGCAGTTTGAACTGCTCCCATTGATTGCCTAACGTGTGCATGGTTGGGTCAAGAGAACCATTCAAGTACGTTTTAGCGTTCGCCACATCAATCTTGAGAACATCACCATCGCTAAAGCGATTCTTGATATTCGTATACCAGCTAACGTTTTGCCATTTGACGGTGGACGCAATTAGATACATGGTCGATTCGCCCCACGTCTTGTCACGCATGAACCACGTTGAGAATTGCTTGGTCTCAGTATCGGCAGCGTCCGCAAAGGTAAACTGTCGGGTAATAGTCGTCTCTCGTCCTTGATTGCCAACCCATGGTGACACTCGGAAAACAACTGAATTACCAAATTTCTGTAATTCCAACTGAATGAACTTGTCGTTAGTGAAAATGCTACGATCAAGCTGTTCATTGACGACTAGTTGGCCTTTGTAGTAGCACATCCACCAAATCTGATCGGACAATGCGCTATTATCCTTCAGTATCATCTGAAAGATTGGCTTGCCGTCACTTTCTAAGGTTGTTTCGAGTGCGCCTACCTTTGAGACACCAGTTTGAAAACGTGTCATAACATCCCACGTGAGATTGCTCTTAAAGTTACCGTTATGTGTCTTGACGAGATTGTGCTTGATTGAAGGACCGTTCCAATACTTGTGGTCGCCAGTAATACTGGTCCAATTAGGCTCAACCTTCCAGCCATCATAATCGTCATGAGTCCAAATCGAATTGCCGATCTGTTCATTAGGCATACTAGGATCACCACCCCAATAGGGATTGTTTGTGGCGGCTTGATTATCCATATGTGAGCCTTGCACGGCTGCCAAATCAAGTGCTACTTCGCTTTCTTCGGTGGTGAAACCATCAATTTCTTGCGTACCGAATTGAAGAATACCGGGGCGATCATTAACAATCCCAACCATGCCGTTATCAGCATGCATGGTGGCCGTAATAACTGGCTCGACAGGATAAGTACCGCCATTGTGAACCGTGATGGTGTTGGTATAGTATTCAGGATCCGCTGGGTTAGGCGACCAAGGAGAAGCGGTATCTCCGGATTCAATCTTGATGCCAGCGACATATAAATATTTACCGTCATTAGCTACTTTTTCAAGCCGTATATTTATGCTATCTGTACCAGTCGGAATACTAGACGCTGGCAAGGTAAAAAATACCCTATTCCATACTGAATTTACCTGACTATCGATAACAGCATTACCCAAAGACAATTGATTTCCATTTTTGCCAAATGCATTCCAAAAAACAGTTATCTCTGATGTATGTTGCGCATCATAATCATCTTCTCTTGCCCAAGCACTCCATGTGTAAGCAGTAGGTGATGATGCTATTTTCACGGGTTGATAAAGTCCCAGCCATTGATCATTTTTCTTGAAAACAGTAAGACCGTTGTACTTATCATCTGCTACCGTCCAAGCATCGTAGTTATTCCACCCTTGCGCAGTGCTTGAATTTGTCAACAAATTTACTGGCACGTCCTTGTATGGCATATTGTCAGCCGTCTGCGTGGCTACCGAGTGGGCAATGCCATCGGGGACAAATAAAGTGAACGAAGATGTAATTGCGTTTCTGCCTTTGGGAACATCGTCAACATCTGTGAGCACGGCATTCCAGTACACAGACAAGTCATCATTGAACGAAACCTGATGAGTGTCACCATGCAAGATGCCACTTAGCTTATAGAAGGCAGTGCGAAACGACTTTTCATCAGCTGCTATAAGCTGATATTCAACAGTGATTTCCCGAGATGGGTTTCGTACATACTCCAGCATTTCGCCATCAGATATTCCTATAGGATTGCTTTTAGCGTCTTGTTTAAGAAGCTCACGCCCTCCGACCTGAAGTGTTTGATAACCAGGAATCAGATCTTCGATATACTGGCCATCAATTTTCATTGCCTCAGCTGGGTACTGTTTCTTATCTGCACCCGTGAAGGGTGTCGTTTCTCTGAAATCGTACAATTAGACTAGCCCCTTTCGATAATTGCTTACCTTTGTCAAACGATTAAGCTCTGTTTGCATTGGGTTTGCGGTTGCGCGAGCAACCTCTCGGCCGTCAATGTACAGAGGAACCTCAATCGTTTGCTTGCGAGTGTAGTTGACATCAAGATTTGAAGACAAGGTTGCGCCCTGTACACTGTTATTGAGCGACTGCAATGATGCATCAAAGGGAGAAGTGTTCACTTCCGGCATCGTCACTGCAGCACTATCAGCAATGGCTTGTGCCATGCTCGAAACGTTCTTTTGGACATTTGAGAACTTGTCAGTAAGCCCTGCATTTAAGCCGTTCATGATGGCGCTACCAGCAGGTATGAGCAGCTTGGCATCGTAGCTGATTGGGCCTTTATGCTTGCGAATCCAAGAAGCAATTCCGCCAACAAAATCGGTGATCTTCCCCCAAGCTGCTTTGAGGCCATTGAAGAAGCTATCCATGATGGCGCGGCCAGCGTCAGCCAAACTAAAATTACGAAGGGCATTGAATGCTCCTTTGATGCCATTAACTATTCCACTTACCATGCCAGTAAAACCAGACCATACAGCCTTAGCACCATTAAAAATACTAGTAGCAGCTCCAATCACAATAGACTTTATGTTGCTCCAAGCTGATGAAAAAAATGATGTAATGCTGTTCCACAATCCGGAAAAGAATCCGGGAAGTGCGTTCCAAATTCCCTCGGCTGTGCTGACTGTTCCGCTCCATAGTCCTGATAAGAATGAAACAACACTGTTCCATACGCCCTCAGTGGTAGACACAATACCGCTCCATAATCCGCTGAAAAATGACGAAAGCGCACTCCAAATAGCGGAAGCGGCAGATACTGCACCATTCCAAAGCCCCTCTAAAGTTGAAACCAAAGTATTCCAAACAGTCATTGCATAAGTTTGAATAAGGCTCCAAATACCGGAGAAATACGTAACAAGACCATTCCAGATCTGTCCAGCGGCAGAAACAATGCTATTCCAGATCAGCTGGAGATCAGCGCCTAGCTGTGTCCAATTTCCAGTAAGCAAATCAATGACAATAAGAATGGGACCCATAATAACTGCTTTAAGCATGTTCCAAACACCGGTAGCAACTTGGACAATCCCATTCCAAATTGTCGTCAGAGAACCGCCAAAGGTTGACCATATAGCAGTGGCTACTGCAACTATTCCATTCCACAGAGTCGTGAAGAACGTGGATAGCACGTTCCAAACTGTTGTTGCTGCAGTAACAGCACCTTGCCAGATAGCTGAGAGAATGGTTGTGAATGCAGTCCAAGAAGCTGATGCCGTGGTAGTAATCCCAGTCCATAGATTGCTGAAGAAACCTGTAATGCCGCCCCAAGCCGTCTGAATGCCGCTAATTGCAGATGTAAACGCACCCGATATAGCATTCCAAACAGTTTGTGCAACTCCTACAAGTCCTTGCCAAGCTCCTTGTAACCACGAAACAAATCCCGACCATAGTTTTTGGCCAGTCTTGGTTTGGGTGAAAAAGTACACCAGACCAGAAATCACTGCTGCAATCCCAGCAATCAAAAGTACCCACGGATTCATGCCTAAGATCAATCCAAACGCTTTCCATACAGCACCAGCCGTTTTTACGATAGTCCCGAAGTTAGTGATAACGGATATAACGCCTCGAATAGGGCCAATCATTTTAGAAAAAACACCGAGAACGCTTGAAAATCCGCCGATGGCTAATCCAATTACTTTGAAGGCCCCGACAGCTCCAAAGATTGCCGCAGCAAATGATTTAACGATGTCGTTAGCAAACGCTGCTTTAACAATAGCTGCGAATGGCTTCAAAACAGCTACCACTCCGCTTAGAGCGACCTTAACACCGTCAAAAATTGCTTTCCACGGTAAATTAGCAATAAAGTTCCCAACGGTAGTCATCGCTTCCATTGCTACTACTCCGAAATCTGTAACAGCTTGTTTGATTCCGTTAAATAGTCCCGACATTTGCCCATTACCAAATGCCGAATTAAAAGCATCTCCGACCTTTTGAGCAATACTAATTAGATTGACAAATGCAACATTGACTAAGCTACCAACTAAGCTCCAAATTGTTTGTAAAACGGATCCGACTCCTTGGAGAACGGAACTTAGCCCGCTCATCGAGTCGCCCTTCCCCAAGCTGCTTAGTTGTGTCTTAATATTCAAAATCAATGCCGAAAACGGAGAAAAGAAGCGACCAATTGAAGCAAGAACTGAATCGAAGTTCATGGCTCCGATCTTATCAATAATGCCGCTAATAGCTCCGATAGCGATTTTAGACATTGCCTGCCAAGCAGGCTGAAGCTTGTTTGCCAGTGTTTCCTGAAGGCCGTCCATTGCCTCCCCGACTGTCTTGTAACTCGTGGCCATCTTCTGGAAAGCCTTGCTGTTGCCTGCCTTTTCGATACCATCGAAGAACTGCTGCGTGCTTACTTTGCCGTTTTGAACATTCTGAACTAGTTCTTTGGTGCTCATGCCCATTGCTTTAGCAACGGCTGCCATGCCTGCCGGAGTCTGTTCAAGCATTAGACGAAAATCAGCCCACTGCACCATTGGCTTAGCAGCCATTTGTGTGCCTTGTTCCATCAATGTCTTCATGGCTTGCTTGGGATTATCTGTAGCAGCAGCTAGGCCACCCATACCTTTAACAAGGCGGCCAACTCCTTTTACACCTACTGATGCAAACTGTGCATAGGCAGAAGCCATGTCAGATGAACTGTAAATGGTCTTCTGAGCATATGATTGCAACGACTTTTCAATTGAGGAAATCTGTGCAGGCGTCTTACCCAGAAACTTCATATTACTCTCAAACGTCTGCCAAGCTTTGCTTGATTCGTCTAGTTCTCCTACCATGCTTCTCACACCATCGCCAATAGCCCCTACCACTTTGGTAAGTCCTATAGCTCCAGCAATTTTGCTCACGGTTGATACAAAATTACCCGCTGGCTTTGTCGACTTTTCAAAGCTATCACCGACCTTTGACGCAGAACTCGCGATATTCTTAAAAGTCCCCGAAAAGTTGCGGTCAACGGCGGATAAAATTGCTTCAACACTAAAACTGTCAGCCATGTGCTCCCTCCTTTCTTTCAGATAACGGAATGATTTTGCCTTCGCGCTTCAACCGCTCAAATTCGGCCATCCGTTTTGCGAACACTTGAGCTCTCGTTTGTTTGAGCTCGGTTGTGCTCATCTGTGATACTTCATAATTGGGCTCATAATTTGATCGCACGTTATCAATAGCTGCTTTCTTATCAAAGAAATCATCAAATGTCTTGAACTTCGGCTTAGGATTCTTGCTCCCAGTTGTTGCCTGTACTTGCTGGTTCATCCATGCTTGCTGTGCAATCTCGTTCTGCCTGTCGACTTGCTTAAGCTGGTAGGCTTCCATACGCAGTTCGTATTCAACAAGCGTCATGCGCTCAATTTTCCAAATATCAGAAAAGCCTAGATAGGCAAATGCGTTTAACAAAATTTCGTGATACGTTTCTTCACTACTCTTTTGAACGCTTTCGTCCTCATCTAGGCCTTCATGTTTTTTGCTACTGCTTTTACTGCGTTAGCGCTGTTCATTTCATCTATAACTTGCTTAAATAGCGAATCTAAGTCTGTGTTGCTGTCAATAAAGTCATCGACTTCGTTAGCTGATGGACGTTTCTTAGATGCCACGGTGGCTGAATAAATGGTGTCTGCTAAAACAGCAGCATCGTATGCATTCAAACCAGCTAGTGCCTTTGCAACACCCATGCCAAAGTTAATACCATGCATGACTGCGCCCATATTCTTATCCATTTCTCGAACAAAGCGGACACCAAAGTTGAGTTCGTACTCTTTACCATTAATGGTTAATTGCATGATTTAAAACCCTTTCTTTTAAAGCCGCCCGGGTTTCACCCGTACTGTGACTTTCTTGGGCGACTTGCATCAATTAATTAAACGTGCGAAGTGGTTGTGGTGGTGGTAGTAGTTGTTGTTTCGCTCGTACCTGGGTCTTTATCAGAATCCCACTTGACACCACCGCCGGTACTATCAAGGCTAGTGACCTTGCCGACTCCAAGGAATACGTAATCTACCTGTTCCTGAGTTTCCTCATCGAGAGTTGTCCATCCGCGTTTAGGCGTGCCATTAACTGAGAATGTGACATCGCGAGTAGAGTGATCATCAGGGTCATTGTCGCTGCTGTCTTCTTGAACGGTAACTTGCATGTACCATGCGTAATACTTGCCAGCGGAATTCTTACGCTTGCGGTAGAGAATCCAAAAGTCGAGCAATTCGCCGTCAAACAGTGAATCGTACATTACGTCTGCAATTGCAGCCGTGTTGTTCAGGAACTCGACTTCGAGATCGGTACTTGCGGAACTACGAGTTGCTACATTGCCGTCCTTGGTAACAGTGGAATCACTGTCAACAGACGGATCAAAGGACAGCGAAGTCTGCCAAGGGATAATTTGGCCGCCAACCTTTGCTTGATCGCTATGCTTGCGAGCCAAGGCAACAACGTCCATGCCTTCTAGCACTTTTAATTCATTTGCCATGTGATGGCCTCCTATAAAATATTTAGATTGAGTATCAGCGTGGCTCGGTTGAGAACCGTGTCAGGGACACTCTGGTCTTGTGTGAACTCTTTTGATTGGTCTTCTACACGTCCATAGAATCGGTAGTCATCGGTTAGCACTTGTCCAATCGCGGCACGAAAAAAGCGCTCCGCCATATCAGATACGGTGAAACGCTGCTTTTTGTCGCCCCAGATGTCGATGGTGATTAGCACATTACCATTGAGTGACGTCTTTGTTGCAGTAGGAATAACTTGAATATCGCCAACAATGACGAAGGGATATGGGGCGTTCTCCTGCTGCATGGGCAAATGGTCATAGGTCTTGTACCCAGACGATTGCGAGAAAGCATAGAAGTAGTCGTAGAGTTCTTGCTCTGGTGATGTGATTTGAATCACCTACTTTGCTGCTTGTTTAAGCTGATTAATAAACTGAACCTTTTGATAAAGGAATGCAGGCTTCAATACAGGACGTGCCCGCATGAAACGGGTCCCTTTTTCGGTGTACGGATTGTATTCTTGCGTCATCGCTACGATACCGGACAGCCCCGAATCAGTAATTGCTAACTTGATGCCACGCTTTGTGGCACCGGTTGGTTTGACAAGAACGCGTCCTTTTCCCTTAGCCCACTCATAGTGGCCTGTATACACGGTGCCGGTCATTTGCTGAGAACGAGTCTGGAGCTGTGCTGTCTGCTGTTTGACGATTTGCTTGACAACGTCCATCTTCGCTCGCTTCAGCAGACCAGCAACCAACTTATCCATGCCTTTTATCTGCATATTGTAGCTAATGCCGGCTTTGCTCATTTCGTCTCACCCACAATCAAAGTAGCGTTTTGAAGCGGGACACGGTCAGTATTGATGGCATAATGAGTCGCTTCATCATCAATCGTTAAATAGCTCCAATTGACGGTGACTGGCTCAACTAATCGGATCACCTTTGCCTTTTGAGCATAGTTTCCGAATAGCTGAACGCTCTTGTCTGTTCCCATGTCGGTGACGCTAGCAACTGCAGTGGCCATCTTTTTAACATCACCGTATTGATGCGTTTGCGGATTATATTCTTCATCCTCAAGCCAGAATGTAACCTCATGATCTAACCGCATACGATCACCTCTTTGGATAGCCAGAAATGAAGCTAACGGTCCCAAGAGACTTGGCATTCTTCCCGTTGGCTTCTTTCCAGTCGTTGATGTCGTCAGCAAAATCATCGAAGTCATTAGATTTGAACGTGAACGACTGGCCTTCTTGCTCGTATGACGTCATGCCTTCGTTCTTACGCCTGTTGTAGCGTCTGACGCATACTTCTAGGGCAATGTAGGCCAACTCATTAGGAAAGGCCTCATCCGTTCGCAAACCGAGCTTAAATCGCAAGGCTTGCGTCGTATTTTTGATAATGAGGTTAAGCACATCATCCTGTGTATCAGTTTTGATTTCCATCATCGTCTTCAAATCTGCAAGTTTTATTGGATCGCTTTCTGCCATCACTTCACCGCCTTTATTGCTTGAGCGTACTTGTATGAGCACTTCGACTTGTCAACGAAACTCAGATCATCATCAAATGGCGTTCGGTTTACATACTGCCCTTTGAAGAACAGACGTTTGTCATCAACTGTGGCACCAGCATTGTGCATGATCTTGGTTTCATTCCACCGCTTGACTGGATCGGTAGCCCAACAAAAATCGAGCTCATCACTGATGGCGGGCCCGATATTGAAATACATCATATTCCATAACTGCGACCACATTTCAGCGGTCCATTTCTGGATATTGCTGTCGACCGTTTGCAGGTATTGCCACAGTCGGTTGCTGTCGGCATACACCTTCCGCCAGTATTCAGCTGACGGGTGACTGATGAGCCACTGAGCACCGCCAGAATTGTGGTTGATCGTCTCAAGCGAAGCTACCGTAACGCCGACAATGTCAGCCATGCGTTTCAAGATTTCTTCTCCGTGTTCGCACTGCTTGATATAGTCAACGCTGATATAGCTAAGCGTGTTACTACACAGCCAGCGATCAGGCTTTGCTTTCAGCTTGCGAAAGTCTGGCCGTTTACGGAAGATTACATCGCTATCGAAGTAGAAATAGTCCTCTTTTTCGCGTTCGGGGTCCTCAGCTAGATACTGCCACCACAGCCAAGGCTTCACAGACGGGATATATTGCTTGTCTGAGCGCTTGTCGGTATACGTGTGTACTTCTACTCCATATTTGCTGGTAAGCGTTTCTGGCACCTCAGAATCATGCACAGTGAAGAGCAAAACGACATCTTTCATGTCAAACCCGACACTTTGCAGATTAGTTAGGCAGACTTCTAATTCCCATTCGAATCTCTGAATAGCGGGTTGACACAAGATTAGTTTCATTCTGTCCTCCAATCAGCCGCCCGGTTTCCCGTACTGTCCTATTTCGATAGGCGACTTGCATCAATTGATTAACCGTGCGAAGTGGTGGTGGTAGTTGTTTTGCCTGGAACGAGCACTTTGGCTTGCAAGACATTCTCGGCTTCTGGAAAGCTCGGAAGCGCGGTGGCTGCCGCTTTTTCCCACGTTGCAATTGGATCTTGCGTGGTTTCGTAAACGGTGGTGAACACATTGCCAACAGTGCCCTGTTGAACACCCGGAGTTGAAATCAGCCGGGACTCTTCAGGGGTAGGACCATAAACGGTTTGTCCGAGCTGGTCATCACCAAAGGCTACCAAAGTGTCTTCTGGGAAGTACCGTTCAACGGTATAGATACCTTTGGCTCCCTGCTTACGGTACTTGGCATCATACGTGACAATAGTTGGCAAGCCGAACGACTGCATAACCGCATTGAGACTGCCAACACTAGGCAACAGACCTGCTGTCTTGAAGTAGTCAGCAAATGCTTTACTCCGGATCAGGGCAGTTTGTACCTTGGAAGAAGTCAAGATTCGCGTTGGCGCGTAGTCGAGCAGTGCAAACCAGTCTTGCAAGTCCTTAATCGGATCAGCACCATTTGCATCCCAAGAAGTAGTTGCGGTAACTTGGTGTTCACTTGGAACATGGTAATCAACATCGAAGTTGAGATTGTTCTCATTAATGGTGATCTTACCAGTTGCCAAAGCCTCCATGCGCATCTTTTCAACGCGCGCATAAACACCTTGAACCAAAACATCCAAGTCGTTGTACACAAGGCTGGTCAGGTAGTTTTGTTCAGCCAGTGTGCGTGGATTGCGTAATGCGATCAGGTCCTTTTCCTTAAGCTGCATCTTGCGTTTGATGTAGCCGAGTTCAGCGGCCTGAACACTCGCTTCACGACTGCCAATCTCCGCTTCCGTATCGAATGCAGAAATAGACGCCACGATAGGCGTCTTAGACCCACCACGAAGAAATTCGAAATCCAACTGATTAATTTTGGTTGATGGGAACAAGGTGTCCCCAAGCAATTGCGGGTACTGGCGGTTTTGAACGTAATCAAGTACCGTCTTTTGATTAAACAAATCTAAAATAGCTGGCATAAGTTAATCCTCCTTAGTCAGAAACGTGGCTGAACTTGATTTCTTTCAGCGCAGTGATAGCGTTAGTGGACGGCTTGACTGGCAAGCGAGCTGCGTTCACATATCCTTCAACGATGACGCCTACCGGTTGAGAACCCTCACTGACGTCAACATCATTAATGGTCACACCGACTGCCGTTGCATCGTTCTTTGGATAGATAGAACCTGCTGGCAATACACCCTTTACGACACCATCAGTTGAACTGTCGGCTTGGCGAGTGAATGAAACGAATTTCTCGCTATCCAAGAAGTTGATCTCAGATGCGGTTACCTTTTTACCTGCGTACATAAAAGTACCTCCTTATTTTTGTTTCCATGGATCGTTATCAACTTGGCTCTGCTGATTCCGTTGTTTAGCAAATGCCGCGCCCGGAGTCTCCACCTTTGAGCCATGCGTTTTGGGTGTGCTTCCCTTAAGCAACTCTTGACGAACACCTTCAGCCACTGCCTGATCATGCGCAATGAGCCACTTTACATTCGCCTCAGTAGATTCTGCCTCGGGCGTTACAACGTGCTGCAAATCGTCTTCTGTGACTGTCAGCTTGGCGTCTTCAAACATCGATCGAGCCTGTTTTCCCATCTCGTAGGTGGCAAGCTGTGACTTGAGTTCGTCTCGCTCTTTTTGAGCCTTTTCTAGCTCATAGTCTTTCTTCTGGTCGGCATTCATCTTGGCCAGTTTTGCAGCTTCGTCAACAGCAGCTTGCTTTTCCTTCTCGGCACGAGCAAGGCGTTTTTTAACAATATCGTTGACTTCCTCGTCCGTGTAGGTATGCCGATCAGAGCTTTCATCAGAACTGTCTTGGCCATTTTCCGAGTCTTGAGCGTTGGTGTCATTGTCACTTTGAGATTCGCCGTTTTGCTGGTTCTCTTGACTACCGTCAGCACCAGTATCTTCAGCGAAAAATTGCAAATTCATCGGCATTAAAATCTTAGGAATCATGTTCAGAACTCCTTCCACAGCTTTTTAGACGGATCAGGCTTGCGTCTTAATTTACCGGAGCTTTTAGAGTCGATCACGCTTGGACTTGATGGCATAAAAATAGCCGCTAGCTGCGGCTTAGAAATTATTCAGCTTCATCGTCTGGCGCATATGCCGCAATGGAACATCGGCAGTTGGGGTGAACGGGAATATCTGGCACATCGTCTACACGATAAATGCCTCTACCAGTTCTACCACCTTCTGAAATCTCCTTGCATACATCACACGCGCTTGGTTCAGCTACCCATTTGCAATAGTCATAGTCAAATTTGTGGAAACTATCTAATTGCGCCTGTGTTTGAATTCGAGCTGACTCAGTACGTGCAATTCGTTCTGTTACATAGCGGTGATTGTTCACCGTTTCTGCCACTTGACCGCGTAACTTGCGAGCAATCTTTAACGGGCTTTGTCCCTGAATGGTGGCGGCAGTCAATAGCTCATCCAGTTCAGCCTTTAGAATGTCTTGGTTGATCCAGATGCGCTGTGAGAATGTGTAATCTCCCTCTCGTTTGGAGAGTAACTTGGCTAAATCAGTGTACCCACCCTTAGATACCGTCTCTCCAAGTATTCCAGCTTGCCGTTTGATCTCGGATTGATAATCATCACTCAATTTTGAGATTAGATCAGCGTTCACTTTCATGTGTGCATCAAGCATTTCTTGACCAATCTCACTCTTGAGCATTTCTAAACGGTTAATGCGCATGGTAGCGTTGTATAGCTTGAGACGATCATTGACATCCTTGCTAAAGTCGGAATATTTAAGCGGTTCGCCGTTGTACATCTTTCTAGCATCATCAACAATCGACTTTGCTTCCGCTTGATAAGCTTTAATATCGGTTACCATCACTGCTTGACGCGCACCGGCCATACTGTCGTTGCTATATGCGGCATACTTGGCAAGCTCTGAATCAATATCCTTTTGAATGTTGGTTAAAGCTTTGTCAAAATATTCCTGAATTCGGGCATTGAACGCCTCGTCATTCTTAAGGTTCTCGACAATCCATTTCCGTTCAGCGGCCGTTCGCTTATTCCAGTAGGCAGAATTACTCGCTATCTGTTGCTGAGTCGTTGTTGTCATCATTGCCACCACCATTCAGAAATTTCTGGAAGTCCGGGCTTGACGGACTGTTAGTAGCAGCGTCTTTTGCTTTCTGGGCGGTCTCATCAGCAATACGTTTAATTTCAGCCTTAGGATCATCGACAAACGATAAGGTACTCAGCATGGTTTGATCTGATACAAGCCCTTTGAGTTTAGAAGCCGCGTCCGCTTCGTCGGTAATGTTCTCCGGAAGATTTCGCGTGAATGCGAAGTTAAGCTTTTGCCAGTCATCAGATTTACTTTCTGGAAGGATTGTCCCAACACTGAATGCAATCTTGTAAAGGGACCGGAGTGACTGTGTGAACTTACGATCTTGATTGGCCGCTAGGTTCCTCATTGGTAGCAATTTGTATTGCAATGCAACACCAGAGCTATTGCCGCTGAATGCTTCATCGTTCAAGTTTGCAACCATGCTGATCTGATAGATCATGCTGATGAGGCGGTCAATGAGGTGCTCTTGAATGGCATCGCCATCAGGCTTGGTAAGAAATTCAGCTACGCCTTGAGCAGAATCAGCGTCTGGCGCATAGATGATTTGGTTGCCGTTAAGATCGAGTTTGGGGTTACCATCATCGTCTTCATCAAGTTTCAGACCCTTGAGAACCAAGTACGCATTGTCAAAATACTCATTCTGGTTCGCCTTCTGGCTTAGCACCTTGTCTAACGCATTGATGAGCGTCTCGACGTTTTCAAAGATGCCTTGACGCTCGGTGTTCATGAAGAACTCAACTGCTGGTACTTCGTTAAATGGGTTAAATCCGTCTGTCCCTTCAAGGCGTGTCATATCAAGTCCGTATATGCCGTCTCTCAGGTATACCTTTCCGGCCAACGTCTTGTCTTCATCATGCCAATACATGACAAACGCAATGGCTTTGTGCGCTACCGTGTCATCATAGACAATGAATGAATTGATAGGCGAGCTGTACGCAATACACGTCTTGCTGTCTTCGTCCTGATACAAAAAAGCAAGCGCCCGTCCGTAAATGGATGCTTGCTTGCTGATCTCGCTTAATTTGTCCTGAACGCTGTTCGTATCGTTCCACTCTTGCAGCACGGTGTTGTCCTGTGTGTTGTCGAGCGTGATCTTTGGTGGAATGCCAATGTAAAACCCATTGTAGGTATCCACGATATAATGAGCCAAGTTACCAACAAGACGATTGTCTGGCCCATGATCCTTTTTCGCATCATCAATAATCTGGTGCTTACCGAGGTACATTTTCTTTGCTGGAAGGTACTTGTTTTTAGCTAGATCATCATTGGCGGTAATAAACGCATTGATGTCATCGCCAGTCAGCTCTTCATCAGTCGGGAAAATGAACACATCTCCGTCTGTGATTGAGCCTTTACCTTGAACTGTTAATATGATGGCCACCTCCTTAGAAGTATTTGCTTGTGTTCTTGAACGTATGAGCTGCATTTCTCCGTTTGATTACCTGCATGACAAAATACCTCATGGCGTCCATTGCGTGGTCATGTGCCTTGACCACTTTGTCTTCGCCCTTTTGACTGGCCTTGTCATCCCACACATAAGAAGCGAACTCTTTGAACAGATTAGTTAGCCCAGGTGTGAACTTGATCTCACCAGAGTTCATAGCTGTTTGCGTTTCTCTAATGCCGTTTAGCACATCGTTATCAGCTTTAATAACCCGATACCGGCGTTCTCTCAGTTTGGCAATAAATGAAGCCGCTGATGGATCAACAATCACTTCACAGCGTATGTCACCGACAAATTGGCTGAAATCCCGAGCGTATTCATCATCTGTCTTCTGTCTGCTGCTATGCCGTCCATCGTAGTAATACTCTTTGAGGCAATACCAAACAGACCCATATTTACCCCAAAGTAAGAAAACTGTGGGGTTCTGTGTGCCATAGTCCACACTGACATAGTATCGGCTTGGTTGCTGGTTCGGATTGCTGACCATCTCGTCTTTATTGAAGTTGTCGTAGACAATTCCATCAGCCAGAACCCATTGTCCCAGAATGTATCGCTGGTAGAACACTCCAGAGTACATATGTTCGTACCTGTCAATGACTTCATCGCTCAGGCTAGGATTGTCCGTCATCACGAAATGGAGACGCAATGCGCGTTTTTCGTCCGCTTGATCAATCCAGTCAGTTTTGAACCAGTGATACGGGCCCTCTGGGTTCATATTGAACCAGTATTTGCCGCCAGTTACGGAAACACGTGCTGTCGCTTGATTGACAAACGACTGTGGCATGAGAGCTGCTTCATCAAAGAACATTCCGGCAAGTGTGATCCCTTGAATCAGATCTTGGCTGCTTTCATCTTTACCACCGAATAAGTAGTATAGGTTGGTTCTTCCATCAATGCTGATTTCAAGCATATTTTCTGAACGCCGATCCACAACCGAGAATCCCACTTGTTGCAATGTTTGTTTGAGTGGCCTGATAACATTTCGACGCAATGATCCAATGGTTTTTCCGGCAATGCCAAATTGCTCGTGGTCAAACATAATCATGCTCCACAGAACATAGCTGATCGACATCGCAAACGTCTTTCCGGAACGCACAGCACCATCAGCAATGATTGTCTGCTTGTCTGGATAGCTGCGCCACCAGTTGATGATGTCTAACTGTTTCCCTTTGAATTGATCAATCGGAGTTGTCATTGACATCACCACCCTTTGGGATACTCTCATCAATTGCTGCCAAAAGCTTGTTCAGTCCTCCATCTTGTCCTTCTGGTGTGCGATAGGCGTTGGCCTTGGCTTCCATGATGTCAGCCTCAGCTTTGGACTTGCGAACATCAGCCTTAGTTTTCTCAATATCAGTAATAATCTTCGTTAGCTGAGCATTGAGCAACTCATCATTGCCAGGGTAACGCTTTAACAATTCGCGTCCTGCTGCCATGCGGTCTTTGATGCTTGGCTCGTTTTCAACAGCATCTGCACCGTCTGGAGTGCTAACTATAATTGTCTCTTTTGCCTCTCCACGGAGAACGGTAGTGAAGTATTGAAGCACCTCAGCAGCCTTGGCAATCTTGTCAGATTCTAGGCGTTTCATGCGTTCGTCGATGGCAGCTTTAATGTTAGGTTTTGTTAGGTTTTCTGCACCGGCAAACCTAGCCGTTCTTTTGCTGTATCCTGCTTCTAGTGCCGCTTTGGTGGCATTGCTATCAGCAATATAAGAATCAACGAACTTCTTCTGTTTTGCTGTCAGTCGCATTACATATCACCACACCTTCCTTCCATTAAAAAAGCGGTAGCTAGTTAGCTATCGCTGGTTATAATTCATTAAGCTGTTGTTACTCCTGGATTGTCTTTACTAGGCTGTTTCTTCTTATCAGCCTTGGCCTTGTCCCGCTGTTTTTTCAACTTGTCCTTGAGGTTCTTATAGACGTCTTTTGGTGACGGCAAGTGGAATGCCACAGTATCCACCCCCTTTTTGACAAGCATACCTTACTTTCAGGATGTGCGTATCCGCCTCGCGTCTTAACTTGATTAGAGCGTGAACGGACAATTTCTCTGTCAATCTTGCCGATGGTCCACGCTTCAACTTTCGGCATGTAAACGCCGTATTTTGTTGTAATCATTTGAGCCATGAAATCACCTCACACATAGTAAATGGCACGGGTATCATGATCGCTGTATTCGACCAGCTCAAACGTTTTGTGAGCAACCACGCCAATATCATCAGTCCACTGATCGGTTGGCTTGCGTGTCGATACTTGACGCTGAACGAATCCACCTAGGTCTTTGCTCATCTCTGAATGCAGATGACCCGTAAACAGCTCGCGGTTCTGTGCTGTGCCTAACATGAAGCCGAACTCATCGAGATATTTTGCAAGGTAGTTGTTCTTGCCCTTGTCACCATGAGTAGCACCAATGAAGTTGTGGCCTAACATTGCACCTTTGTAATGCTTCAGTGATATGTCCCAAGTAATGTTTGTTTGGTTGCTGTAGGCGCGTTTCAATAACCGTGCGAACATGTATCCAACTGACGGATCGTGGTTACCTGGCGCATACATGACCTCACACTCGTTGGCGTTCTCAATGATTGCTTCAATCAGTGTCTCGAAGTATTGTTCCATTTCGTTAACGGTCTCGCCTAAGTCGGTTGTTTCGAGCTGTGTGCCCTTTGCTGTGGTCGAGTTGATATTGTCCACGTGAGCTAGATCACCGCCCAAAATGAGCAATATTTTGGCGTAGTGGCCGCGTTCAATGATTTCTAGTTGCCGTTTAAGAGATTCAGCATAGACATCAAACGTGTGACCATTGAAATGTGTATCAAATGCCGGAATGACCAGATAGCGATCTGATTCCACAAAAATAGGAGCCTTAGCTTGATACGGCTCCTTGTGTGTGATGATGTCATTCATCAATGATTCGTATTGTTCAGCCTCAACTAGCGGCCTAATTTGTATCTTGCTCTGGTACAACGTTGCTTCAGGCGTTTGCTTCCAAAAATTGCTTGTGGCACGTACAAGCTCCCACTTGGTGTAATCGTACCCGTGAGCTTCCAGCACCTCTCTAGGCGTCATTTTGTGACCCCTGACGACTTTCAGGATAGTCTCGCTGGATTGTGTACCGTCGGAATCGTATTCATTCTTTAGTGGCTTCTGAAACTTGATACCAAGCCGTCTTGCTTTGCCCTGCAACGCATCATAGCTGATCCCGAGTTTGTCGGCTGTCTCTCGTCTTGTAAAGCCTTCAGAGGCGAGCTTCCTAATGCCGCTGATTTGTTCATCTGTCCATTGCATCTACTCGCCTCCTGAAATATAATGACCGTGAGCAGTTTAGAGATTCTGCTCAGCTTCCTCATAAAGAACTTACCGAGTTCTTAAGCCCTCGGATTCGGCCCCGAGAGCTTTTTTATGTGCCTATTATAAGTATTGTGTTACAATGACTTAGTGAGTTCATTCTCACACTTCAAAAGTGATTGGCCTTCGTTTTCCCAGAGCGAGGGCTTTTTTGTTGCACAAAAATAGCACCTCACCGTTTGGCGGAGTGCTCAGGTAAATAAAAAGACGCCACAGCGTCTAACAATCAGTTTAGCAAGTTACGTAGTAGTCTTTCTAGAACTCTTCTCTGGTTTAAAAAGCATAATAGAAACAACTAAATCAACTAAATACCAAACCCCCCAAACTGATAAAAAGAACAAAAGTGAAAGACCTCCAAAAAATATGGCTTTAAGTAGCAGATTCTTAGTGATTGGTAGAACGTCTATAGCCAAGGCCAAGATAATAAACAATAGGTTCAGTGCAAAGTTATTTCTAAGTCGTGTCATCAACCTAGAGAAAATCACTTGAGCATTTACAGAACTATTATTACCATATTCGGAAAGCTTAGTAAAAAATGAATCGGCTCGAACAGATATCAATAATCCAATAAAAACTCCCAATATTCCTAGAATGATGGAAGCCACAGCAATGGCATCGCTAACAGAAAATCTAACGCTCCTTAGATTTCCTTTAAAATACAAATATCCCAACACTACAGAAATAAAAAGCGCTAACAGTACCCTGTACTTATCGATGCAATCCTTTATCCATGAGCTGCTCTTGATATATTTTTTCATTACCAGAAACACCTCTCAAGAAAACTTATACGCGAGGAGTCAATGTCCTTGCTCGTTGCTGAAAGTGTTGATCATCACTGAAGTAATTCTGTTCCAAGAATTGTTGATAGATGAACTCCGCACCAAGCGTACTTCTTTGTTCATCATCAATTCGACAGTAAGATTTTAGCTTGGGTAAAAGCACATCTATGTTTTCAACGGGATCATCAACTGAATCTTTCGCTCCAACGCTCATCTGAGCTACTGGATTCTTCTTATTATCCTTCATTGTTGCATATAACGCCTGAATATCCGAGATTAAAGCTCGTGTTTCCTCATCAGATAACGACTGATCTTTCGGCGCACGTGCTAATGAGATTTTAACATTGAACGAAAGACCATGAATTGACTTTGCAAGATCTAAAACCTTATTTAAAAAAGGAGCACGTTCGCCGTCAATTTCAGATAAGCCTTCAACATCAGATGATTTAACATCCACACTTCTAAAAATCTTGTCGTTTCCGATAGCTCTTAGTGCCTCATCATCAGGAATAAATGCCAAGTCAACAAAACCTGGATTATTTTCATCGACTTGAGCATTTGTGTCTTCCTTCCAGCGTAGCCGCATCGAAGAAAGTGCAAGTTGAATCTTTTTTTGCGTTAATCCAAAGAAGTTGTTTTGAACAATAATCAGCTTGTTCACTGGGTCAAAGACAATGAGATTAAATTCGCCCAAAAATTGGTTTTCCTCAAGTTGCAAATTTTGACTTTCACCATCTTTCGTTGCCATTGCAGGAAGATTGCTCGAACGTAATTTTTTCAAGCGAAAGTAATAAAGATTATGTTGCTCATCAAACTTTGAATCTGCTTCACGCCATTCCAAATCTGCAAATTCTTCATTCGGAAGCGGAACAGATAAAGCTGGTCGTTTAGCTTTATTCCCCTTTTTTCCTAAAATCCACTCACAAAAATGAGTCATGTCCCATACTTCAGGAACTCCATCATGATTCGCGTCTTTTTTAAACTTCAGACGTGGTTGGTAGTAGCTGAACCCTACAGTGATTGTTGACAATTTTACAACCTCCAAACAATATGTGTTGACCACATTATAGCAAAAAGCTGATGGTAGGGTTGCCATCAGCTACACATATTATTTGGATGTACCAGCATTATATACAAACGTTAGTTCGCAAGTCAACTAGTACAACGCAACCGCCGGGATTCGGACCCGATAATAGAGGCCACAAAGTTAATCCTTCGGTTGCTGCTCACTCTCCCAGTGTCAGATGGGGTCATCGCAAGCTGTGTCCGGTCGCTAAACTGGACAATGTGGCATGCGGGAATCGAACCCGCCTGACTATCTCAGCCAGTCCATTTGCCACGCCTTGCCACAGCTTTATCATCACTGAGACTCGGAGGAAAAACGCGGTGTCTCAGGTTTCTCACCTTTGGCACAATACCATCATATGACGGAAAAACAGTTGAAAGGTCTCACAAAGGTCTCATCTCGATTTCAACCAATGGACAAATCTCAGCGAATGCGATTAGCGCTTCTCGTTTTGTTCGATAATACTGGGCTTTTGATAAAAACAGCTTGTCCATTATTTGCTGGTCACTATATCGTTTGGTTAAGTAAGAACTTGTTAGTATAAGCCGATGATTCGCTGAATCCAGAGATTCAATAGCACCTTCGCAGCACGCTATATAGTACAGCTCGTCAGCGTGCGATACGAGCTTTTCCTCGGCTTTGTTGCCATAGCTAGGTGACTTAGGCATGCCATCCATCACGGGGCTTCTGAGCGCTATTTTGGTGCGTTGAGCGAGCCGCTTGTGATGCCAGTAGTTCCCCAAGACCTCTTTGGCGTTTTCAATTGTTTTTTCATGATCAATTGGGCTAAAATATCTCGTTGCTCGCACCACTGCGTCCACTCCTTATGGTATGATTAAATTTGTAAAAGTTTGGGGAAACGGCGTGCCGTAATGGTGCGCTTTTGTTATACTGTTTGTGAAGATGGTGGCTTAAGTTCCATTATTCAAAAGCCATGTATTGCATAAAAGTCCCTGTCTTCCACCCGTCGCTAATCCGGCGGTTTTTTGTTATACTGTCTTCGGAGGCCCACTCCAAATGATTATTACCCTGGTGCAATTCACACACTGGCCTCCAGCGCGCCGCCAATCCGGCGCGCTTTTTTGATGCTTTTAAATGTACTTTCGATATTTGTGTTTGCTATACTGATTAAGGAGGCAGCCTCTATTGTGGCGAAATTCATTACTTACATCTCTTAGCTTAATCTGCCTCCAGCGCGTCCTTCATCAGGCGCGCTTTTTTATTTGCTTTCATGAGGCCGAATAAGCTCCCATGGATCAATACCCGCTCCATATGCGATTTTATCCAAAGTGTCGAGTGAAACACTGCCCTTCCCAGATATTGCATATTGAAGCGTGGTGATGGGTATTCCGATCTCTTTTGCATATTTGGCTTGTGTCATGTTCAGATCGTATATATTCTTCCTAAGGTTTTCTGCCAGTGCTCGTTCACTGTCCAAATTATTCACCTCCTACTACTTAGTTTTCCAGTTAGCCCACATCCACATTGCTGCACCTGAGATTATCAGCATGACGGCAATCAACGATCATGCCACCAGAAGTTGCGCTTGTAGTATTTGTGTGCTGTCATGCTTATCTCCCCCTTCACTTGTGATCTAGCCATATCTTCCACGCGTACAGTGCTGCGGCAACGATGAAAACTACAACGGTGCTTATGTCATCAGCCATTTCATTAGTCATGCTCGGTTACCTCCACCTCATCGTTCTCTTCATCATCTTCATAGTCAGCAATTGCCAGGGCACCATCTTTTTCCGCTTTAACGTAGCTTAATTTAGCCTGTGGGTGCATTTTTAAAAATTGGTTTACTGTATTAACTTCTGTAATAGAATGAAGCGTGAATACATCAATCTTTCTCGTCATTGCTTTCCCTCCAATAGCTCCGGATTCTCAAAAATATTGCCGATTACCTCACGACTTGTAATCTCGCTAAAAAGCTCAATTGCCTCTTGCTTTTTTTCATTTTCAATTAGCCAAGATCCTTCCCGCATGATTGCTTGACCAATCATCGATTCAGGATCGCCAATATTGTCCTCACCGGTGCGCACAATATCACCTTCGTAGATCTCCCGCCCGTTCTTGTCGTGCAAGCCGATGTACTCGCCTATTGACTTAGGATCAACGCTCCCTTGAATATGCCGGTTAGGTAGACACCAATCAGTCATTTCGTCCCATAAAATAAACCATTCGGTATTGCTAGGGTTTTGATCATAATCTTCCGAAGTTACGTAAGTTGTTTTATTTTGCTTAACTAGCGACCCGTAATACCACCGTTTAGTATCTGGATCGTAGCCTCTGAACTTAATCTCTCGTTTCATTTCTCCGCCACCTTATCTCGCGCTTCCATAAGATCGAATAAATAGCTTTGCATGCGACGTTTATTGAAATCATAATTTGCTTGATCATCTTCTGGATAGCCGCATATCTGAACAATTGTCCTAAGACCACCAATTTCGTAATTAACATCTCGCTTAGTGTCGTACATTTCAGCGTAATCAGCCCCCCAAGAGTCCGCAACTTTAGGTTTGATGTTAGGCCAAGCATTATCAGCGGCTTCTTGAACTGCTTTATGATATTCCTCTGCTTTGCCAGCAATCTTAGCTTTTGCATCAGCATATAGTTCAACCGTGATTTCAGAAATTGGATAGATGCTAATGGTAACTTTATGCGGACGGCTCATGATCTTAATAAAGCTACCGTTATCTAGCTCAATGCTTTTAGTCTTCTTCATTTCTCCGCCTCCTAGTGTCGCGATTTGATCAGCTTAACGTCAGCCTTCCTTACGGTATCAACCGTGGTTTCATCAATGCCACAGCAGATAACGTGCAGAACATCTACAACGTGTGGGTGCAATTTTTTGTCGCGATCTACGGCGTCCATTGGCACATCACGATAGCTGTTTGATTGATAGGAACCGACAACCTTAAACTGAAACATTTCATTTGGAGCTCCATATCGTTTTTGCTCAATTAGTACATAATCTCCAAAGTCAATGTCATCTTTCGGGATATTTATTCCACCGGTAAATTCTGTCATTTTTCTTCCTCCAATGTCACTATTTCGCCGGTTTCCTCAACGCGCCAGATGCCTAGCAGCCATGCACGGGCGAAGGCATCTGAATTGCGCTCATCGTATAACCATGCAGCAACGTCTCCTTGTGTGTAATCCATCGCATCGCTTACATTGCCAACACCACCTTCGCCTTTGCACCATCTAATGTGTTCACCAACTGCTTTCGGAATCACCGGCAGATCATCTGGTAAGGCGTCGTCATATTCTGAAAGATATTGATACCTTTTCAAGTCATAGTTAATGCTTTGCTCAATTCCATACATCACGAAAAAATCAAGAGCCTTTTTTAACACGTCCCGCTTCGTCTCATTGCTCATCGTCACTCGCCTCCCTGTTAGCGGCACTCGCTGCAATTCGTTCAATATCGGCTTCTGTTACACCAACGCCAAAGCATTTTGCTGTTTCAAAGTTATTTTCATTTGTGATCACCGGCTGTTTGAAATAAGCCAGCATTTCAGTATTTGAGATATATGATACTGCTGATAGATTGAGCAACTTTCCGCTTTCTAGCTTAATCAGCATCGTCAGTCACCTCTTCTTTCTCGCAGTCTTGCAAACCGTAATGCTCGATCTCTGATTCGGTGAACTGAGACTATGACCCACTTTTGACTTCATTAGTAAGAATCCATGAGATGGTCCCGGGATAAATTGAAGATGGGCATGCTTGAGCAAAATACTCATGCTTCTGCTTGCCCCCGAGTTCCTTATATACTAGATATTTCTTCTCCTTTGCCACGGTGTAGCCGTTGACATAAGCATTCATAAGCAACCTTTCATCCTCACCAGAATTTCTCGATATATAGCTGGCCGGCAGATAAAAATCATGTGCACGTTCAACGATTTTGGCTTGCTCTTTGGTTAGCACTACCTTTTTAGGCTCCTCAATCAAAGTGACAACGTGGCCACCGCGTTCATCAGCCACTAGTTCAGCCTGTTTCTTTCTAATCGTTGGATTGGGATATACAATTTCTGATGACCAGAAACCGGAATTAGCCGAAAAGTCCCAGTATTTCCCTTCATCGTTCTTAACCGTGTACAATTTTTCTTCGCTCATTTTTCGTCCTCCTTCCCGTAAATGAAATGCAGAATGTCTAATGCGTATGCAATGGCTTCCGGCGCCTTTCCTATCACAGTAGCTCGGTAGAAAGCTTTTGCTCGTTCATAGGAAATTGGCTCATTGGTCTTACTGATGGGAACGAGCTTGTAGTCTCGCCCATTAAGCATGACGCCTACAACCTTGCCAGTCTTTTTGCTGATGTAGATGTCATCGAACGTGTCGTCTCCTGTTTTCATTGTTCATCCTCCTACTGTGCGTTTGCTGACTTCACAGCCTGATCGGAATAGTCCTTGATGCTCTGTGCGTCTTTGATTGCCTCTGATAAGCCATTGTTTGCCTGCTTGGCGGCTTCTAACTTAGATGTAAGGTCATTGATGGTCTGCTGCTTTGCATCGACCTCAGCCTGTTTCTGGGCGACTGCTTGTTGGCCTTCAACGATCTTTTGCTGAATCTGGGCATCTTTGCTTGCCATGCCGTTGTCGTATTGCCGTTTTAAGGCCGCATACTGTGCCTGCGCGTCAGACAACTGATGTTGCAAATCGGATAAGCTAGATTGTGAAGCGTTGATCTTAGCCGTCAGCTTGTCGATATTGTTCTTGGTCTCCACGATGTTCTGGTGACCTTGCCAAACATTGTCGGCAATGGCGGTTGCACCAGCTCCAAACATAAGTCCTGCTAAAACAGTTACTGTAAATGTCAATTTTTTATTCATGATTTTTTCTCCTTAATCGATCTCTTCGACTTCAACTCTCGGGTTAGTTTTGTCAATAAAGAACCGATCTCGCAGTTCTACAATGTGATCCCAGTTGTCGTTTTCTAAAAATTCAGCCTTTTGCATGCCGTCGAAGATAAACTTGTGCTGAAACGCGATGTTGTCCGGGTCTGTTCGCTTGTCATACCAGTACCAGTCGAAGCTTAGAGGTTTCCCCCATTGAAATTTCACGCCCTGATTCATCGCTTTTCTCACAGCCAGCATTACCGTTTCCGTTGCTTGTTTCTTGACTTTTGATCCGCCGAACATATTGCCTCGTTCAACCTTGATGTACTGGTTAAGAGTCATGAGGGGCAATGGAATAATGATCCTGTTCACGCTGGCTTCACGTCCTTCAGATAGTATTGACGTTGCTTTCCGTCAACCATCTCAACCGTTGTGATTAGCTCTTTAGACGCGTTGCCGTCAAAGACAACTGGCTTGTTGATGTCTTGGCTTGCACCTCTGGCGTTGTATCGTTCAACCCTGATGATTCGTGCCACACCACCGAGATCACGCACGCCCATGAATACTCGATCAGGCACCACAACCAGATCACCGACGTTCACTGCTGATTTAATTGCTTGCATTTAGAATGCCTCCTGTTTAATGCTCGGTTTCATTGAAAAATCTAGTGTTGCGAAATGCTTAGCTAGCCACAATAAACGCAGCAAGCTCCCCGATACGCCACCGTCAGCACAGATACTCTCTGACGCTTCGCAAATCATGCGCGTATCAGCGTGAATAACAGCGCCTAAAAGTACGATAATGTCTTGCCACTGTGCTTCGGTAACGTCTAGGTAGCCTTGATCATAATCACGTTCGATGTCCGCTACTGTTTGATTCAAGGACGCTTCGTAGGCCCGCAAATGCTTGTCCAAATGCTGCAAAGCTCTATTTGTCATTTCTTCTGCTGTCACGATCTTTTCCCCCTTACGTCGGTTAGCTTTTCAAAATTCAAGGTGCAATCTTTTGATTTTGGAATAATTCGACTGATGAGTTTGCTGTTGTACATGCGTTCTAACTCATCCATCTCGTTGTTCGTTGTGATGATTGTTGATAGACGAGGCTTGTTTTCTGCAAAGTCAAGGCGAGCATTAGCAACGCGGTACATCAGCTCTTGCATGTCACGTCTAACCGGTTTGATGTCGAGTTTCATGCCGCCTTCTGTCCCGAAGTCGTCCAACAACAGCACGTCAGCCTCTTTCATTGCCCGCTCAATGCCTGCCAAGCGCTTGCGAACGTCTGGTGCATCGTATTGCAAGCTCATTAGGTTACTCAGCTCTGCTGTTGAAATAAACAGTCCTGACTGGCCTTCATCTCGTAGACTTGTCAGCATCGCTAAGGCCAAGGACGTTTTACCCGTCCCACGAGGGCCAAATAAAATCACGTTTTCAGGCGTTTCTTGCATTTGTTTTGCCAACTTGTATGCCCTATTTCCCAGATCTCTTGATTTCTGCAAATCCGTCTGCATTTCAGGCTGCCATTTATCGAACGTAAACTTAGCCGGAACGTTTCCGGGGAAGACTGAGTAGCGATAAATGGCACGTGCCTTTTTACGGTTCAGAGTGGCCATAGAGCGTTCGTAGAAACGCCGTTCAATCTCGGCCTGAGTTGGCAGCTTGCTAACGTCCATTCCTCGCTTTTCGATTATTTTTTGCACGTCTGCATGTGTGAATAGGCCTTTAGTCGACTCCATATCCCCAGTTCTCCTTTTTCGGTTCGGTGTGCGGCGTTCGGTTTGACTGGCGTTCACTATCGTTTGCATCGACAGCAGCAACCGTTAGAAGACGCTTGCTCTCCCAGTTTTTCAAGATGCCGTTGACGTACTTGTAGTTTCTGACATTGCTTTCAACTGCAGTCCGTAGCGCATTTAGAACTAGCTTCTCAGGTTCAGGTGATCCTGCTTTTCGCATGTCATCAACCCAATCAACAAGGCTTTCTCTGGTGAACGGTGATAGTTGTCCAAACCCGTTGCCTTCCCAGAAATTGCAAATATCAAGAATTGATGATGACGACGATGATTCTTCAACAGGCCTCTCTGCTGCCTTTACTGGAGCAGTAGTCTGTTGTCGTTTAGTTTTGTCTAGTTTAGTCTCGTCTTGTTTAGTGTATGTGCTACTGTGTTGCCTACTAGGTTGTAAACTACCTTGTAAACTGTGTTGCCTACTAGGTTGCCTACTGTGTTGCCTACTATTTGACACACTGTCATCAGCTTGACTACTAGGTTGCCTACTATCTGACGTACTAAGTTTTCGTGAAATATCGATGACTGAGTAGGTCGTTGCCTTAACACCGTTAGTTTGAAAATCTATCAGCCCTGACTGCTTTAGCGCGTTGCGGGCTTTGACGATGCCCTGACGGCTTAAACCAGTCAACGTTTCGAGTGTTCGATTCGGCATATTGAATTCGCTTGGCCAGCCTAGCTGGTTACATTGGTAAACCAGCCCATGCCATAATGCTATCTGTCCTGTGCTTAGCGGATTAACGCTTTGCTGAATGTAGAACTCTCGAATTAGCTTGAATAAATCCATGCGGTGAGTCACCTCCTACTCGACTAGCTCATCCATGCTGATAATTGTGGCGACTCGTTTAGTTGCCTTGCAGTAATCACAGACCTCACATCGATGTGGCCGCACCTGACCGGATTTAACCGCCTCAACGTGTTCGGTGCTGTCCTGGATCTCTTCCAGTGCCTCGTCCATACGGTACTGTGGCACTTCGATGACGGCATGGTCGGGTACATCTTCCTTGGTCACGGCAATGATGAATGCTCGTGGTCGCGTTCCGTAATTTTGGTAAATCAGCTCCTGATAAACCGCCATCTGAAGCTGATAGTTATAGGCATCCACGAAACTGGTTGGCTGACGTTCTCCTGGTTTCCAATACTTCTTGTGAAGCGACTGTGTGGTCTTCAGATCCAAAAAGAATGACTTTGTGGAGTCGAAGCAGTCCAGCTTGCCCATCCACTCGACCCCAAACAGATCACCGGTCAGGATCTCTTCTTTTTCGCCCTGATAAAGTCGTTGAACATTCTCATCAGCTTCAAGCGTGGCAATCATCGCATCAGCTTGTTTATACGGGGCTTTCAGTTGTCCTTTTGATGATCCACGAGTTGAGAACATCTCTGGGTGTCCCTTGATAAAAGACTCATGAGCTTGCTTGGATTCAAAATAGCTGTGTAGATAGTTTCCAACCAGCAAGGCAGTCGGATCACCTCTTGGTGTCCATTTACCTTGCAACTCGGCCATCGCTTCTGCTTCGCATGTCAGAAACTTCTTAAACCAGGTAGCCGACTGATATTTAAAACTGGTGTCCAGCGAGTAATAATTATCCTTGTTGACCGTCAAAGATATCGGTTTGCTTGCCGGCATTTGGGTCGTGGGTAATGTCTGGCTTAAGAGCATCTGGCTTCACCTCCGATTTTGTGACGGGTTCAGCAGGAGTGTTAAGTGCATCCTCGATCGAGTTAGGATCTTCGGGGGTAACATCCTTCAGTTCTGGATCAGCTTCGACTGGTTTCTCATCGGCACTGACCGCACTTTGCATGTCGGTTGTCATTGGACCCCACTTAGTCAGCAGCGATTTGATTACCGTCTTCAGGGCCATAGCCTCGTAGTTGTCTTTCCAAACGCCCTTGGGCTCCGTGCCACCACCAGATTTGCTGAAACGCTTGCGATGATCATCGACTTGCTGATATGTCCAATAGACCATCTTTTCAAAACCGTTAGTCAGTTTGAACGATGCGGCATAGCCAACCGGTTTTTCACTTGCTTCGCGATCGTGGAAGTTCGGCGTGTACTCAAGTTCCTCTGTTAGTGGGTTCCAGCTCTTGAACTCATCTTCATAAATTGGTAAAGCAGTCAGGCGCTGATACCGTCCTGATCGTTGAGCTAATTGGATATAGCCTTTATAACCAATCTGTGGCTGCGCCTGGTTCTTGTATGGAACGATGTAGACAAAGCCTAAGCTCGGGTTAACCGGAAGATCGAGTGTTGCTGCTACCAAGGCCGAGTTGATAACACTTAACTGATCAACTCTGGCTAAGCTTGGATTAAGGCTTACCGCGCTGGCAATCGATGAAAGAAACTGTGGTGCCCGTTTGTCCAGAAGCGCTGCAAACTTATTCTTAATGGCATCTGTTTCAATTAATTTCTTGACTGGCATCTTAGCCAGATCGTATTGATTGCTCATTTGTACTCCTCCTGTTTTCTTGGCCACTGTTTGAATCCACGTTCTTTTAGAAATTCGACGACTGAAATTGGATCTTCTTTTCCGAACAATGTGTTGACAATCGCTTGGTCACTGAAGTAATCAGATGGATCGCGCAAGACCCGATGGTAGAACCAGCCAATTCCATGCTCCACAACTTGATCGCTCAAATAGGAAAACTCTTTTCCTTCATTAAATGCTCCATCAAGTGGAGAGGCATACCGGGACTGGTAAAGCCAAGGCTTCGTACGATCAACATTCCAGTCATCAGCCATTGACAAGAACTCCTCCGCCTGCTCCATATCCATATCTTTGGGCAAGACGGTACCGTGATAGGATTCCCAATCAGCGATAGCTTTATCTTCAAGTGCTTCTCGTCGTTGATACTCGTTCAGAACCGCTGTGTTGTAATCAAGCATGGTCATCAACCGCCTTCCGTGATAAACTTAAGTTATAATTTAATGTGTTAAGTTTTTGACTTCCCGTAGTTGGCGCTACGGGATTTTTTTGTGCGCATTTGTTGAGCATCCGTTGACTAAGTTCGAACATCCAAAGCCAACCGCTATCTCCATGGCTCTTGTAAATCACGTTCTCGGCTTGATCATGAATGTCTTGCCAATATGCCTTCGTATCACGCATAGTTCTTTCTCCTAACGTGTCCATTGTTTCCAACCTCCTACTGCTGTGGCGCCGATCATGATGCCAGCCATAGCTACAAGCAGATACTTCCAAACGGCCGATGATGGGTTGAACAGCACTGACATGATTGCTTCTAGCATTGTTAGTCCTCCTACAAGTTGTTTAGATAATCCTCAATCTCTGAAAGCTTGAATGTCCCTCGTTCTCTCGGATCATTGGTCATATAGTGCAATTGTGGGAAGTCAGGCTGTTGTCTCATCCTTCTCCACTTGGCACTGAATGGCGTGACGTCAAACATGCGAGCGGCCTCCGTCTGAGTAATAAAAGTACGCTTGTGCTCTCGTTGCTTCATATCCTGCATTTTTGTTACCCTCCAAACGTTTGATTAAATTTGTCAATGAACGGCTGTGGATCAATGCCGCCATATTCAGCAAGTTCAATTAATTCGGTTTGTTCTGAAGCAATCTCTTCAACCAATTCCTTAAACCCCGTTGTGACAGTCTCTTGTTGCTGTCGAGTTCGCTTTTCCTCTGGAACCTTGATTGCATTCTTGAAGTCAGTCCAGATTGCTTTTCTTTCAGACTCCTCTTGATCTGCCGTAGTCGTAGCAGCGAAAACATCTTCATTGATTCGTGGATTGTTCATGAACGAAATGGTTCCAAAGTCTGCTCTGGCTGAAGAAAGTCCTAAGCGAACTCCTTTCAAAAGTGACCACAGCGATTTTTTCTTCTCGTGATCAACGCTCCGCTGACCTAACGCATATTTGCCAATTGAGCTCTCGGATAAAAACGACTTCTTGCTGATGGACCGTTTGCTTAGCCCAGATGTTTCAATTGCAAGCGATAATTGTCGCGGGTATTTTTCGTCTGCCATGTGACGCCTTCTTTCGTCTATTTTTTTAGGTGCCTTATACAACGCCTAGATCGATAATTAAGCTGTAGCAAGGTAATCAATCATTTCGTTCCTTGCACGTTCCCTTTCAGCACTGATTGCCATTTCGAGCATGTCATCGTCCATGGTTTCCCAAAAAGCTTTGGGCTTATCATCGCGGTAGCTCATCAGCGCTTCGATCATTTGCTGTCGGTTCATTTGACTGCCTCCTCTCGCTGGGCGGAATTATGTTTACTTAAAGTTGACTGGTATTCCAAAAAAATAAGATCCGGCTTCGTTTTTAATGCAGTGGCAATTTTAAATGCCAATTCATAGCTGACACGGCGTTCTCCGCGTTCGATCAATGAATAATATCCTTTGCTAATGCCAATCATATTTGAAATATCTTGCATTGTAAGATGAAATTCCTTGCGGCGTTCTTTCAGCTTTTCGTTCAAATGATCACCTCCTAATCAACTTTATGTAAACACTATAATCTACAATTAGTAAACTGTCAACTAAAAAAGTGAACTTTTTTTAAACTTTGTTGAGTTTACAATTTGTATACACTATTCTATTCCTATGGGGTGATATGATGAGCTTCGGAGAAAGACTAAGAGAACTTAGAAACGAAAAGAAGATGACACAATCTGATGTCGGGAAAATTATAAATGTAAGCAAAGCGTCTGTCTCTTTATATGAAAAGAACGAAAGAACACCTGACCAAGATTCTATTAAGAAACTGGCTCGTTACTTTAACGTTTCTACTGATTTTTTGCTTGGAGTTACTGACGTTCGCTCAAAACCGGAGAAAATAGACATATCAGATCCAAAAAATGATACCATCATGACTTTTGAAGGTCGCCCCATTCCGCCTGAAGATCTTGAGATAATCAAGAGACTTCTTCGAGGTGGCAAACATGATGACTGACTTTACTAGTGACATGCTGAGAGAGGTTTTAAACTACGGCTTTGACCGTGGAGTCGGAGCTGAGCTGACATATAAACTGAAACCGTACACTCCATCGGTTTCTAATCCTGAAACACGTTGGATTGCGGTTAATATGAACTGGCACAAGCCTAAGCAATTGCCTTATCAGGCTGCACACGAAATCATGCACGTTCTACATCAAGACCCAGCTTGCTTATACTTTTATTCGGCTTCAAAGAACAGTATTGAGGGTGAAGCTAACATAGGCGGAATCCATATACTTGTTCCTTTATACTTTGCCGATATTGATGAGGAAGACGCCAACCTGAATCAATTCATGGAAGCCTTTGGCATTCCATCACCAATGGAAGATGCTGCTTCAGAAGCGATAAAAGATTTTTATATATAATTAGTTGTTAGTCCAGATACGGAAGACGTTAAAAGCTGAAAATTATTTATGGAGGAAAACAAAATGGCAAAAAAGGTAATGGGTGCTGATGGTAAGGAATATAAGGTAAAGAAGCCTTTTTACAAGCGCGTTTGGTTTTGGATACTGGTTATTATTGTACTAGTGGTAATCGGTGGTGGCCTCAATAATAAGGGAAAATCAAGCAGCGAATCCACGGAAAAAACGGCAGTTAGCAAAACGGATAAATCATCTTCAAGTACAGCCTCATCTTCGGAACCGGAAGATAAAGTGTATAAAGTTGGTGAAGTCGCAAGCTATAAAGGCTATGAAATTAAGGTAAATAATGTCAAATTCGACCAAGGCGATGACATTAACACTCCGGATTCAGGTAAGCAATATGTAATCGCAAATATCACAATCACAAACAACACCGACAAGTCACAAGATTATAACCCCTTCTTTTTCAAATTAAATGCCGATGGTAACAAAACCGATTTCAGCGAGATTACCACAAATGTTGAAGATACTCTTCATTCAGGCTCTTTAGATAAAGGTGCTACAGTTACGGGTAATCTTGTAGGACAAGCAAAAACAGATGCTAAGTCATTACAGCTTCAATATCAGCCATCATTTTGGAATGACAAGTCAATCAAGATAGATCTGAAATAGTGTTTATTTCCCCGAGCAATTGGTAGAAGCCAAACGGCTTGGGGCTTTTGTTGGGCACAAAAATAGCCCCGGTGGCGAGGCTGAGGAGGTGGAACATTCATGGGATCAGTGACATCCCGCGTCAGCCCACAATGGAGATTCGATACGGACAACTCAGGCGGGGGCCATACATCTGTTGACTCCGCATTCGTACTGGACGACTTGCTCTACATTTATTCAAATAAGGCTCCTTTGGACAAAAATCGACTCATGTTAATTATTGAAGGAAACGCCGGGCCGATATACGTCACCAATACCCCTCTCGCGCACGAGCTCATCATCTTGAACACCAAGCAAGCACGATTGTGGGCACGCGACGTTTATCAATTGGCGCACGAGTTGACGCACTTTGTCATATTTCACGGGATTCAACAGCCACAATTCAAATGGTTTGAAGAAACACTGGCAGAATTGTCCTCATACTTCTTCCTTAAACAAATGGCTGCTTACTGGGCTGCATCGAACAATCAAATTAAGAGGGCCTATGCAGACAGCTTTCTGGAATATGTTGAGCTCGAGCGCCCCGATGCTGAAGATATCAAGATATCTGATTTATCCGATCCGTCATCGCATACCAGCCTAATGCTGGAGGGCTATCAATACGACCGTCCGAAGAACAATTACATTGCCCAGAAGATTCTCCCGGTCGTTGAAAACAATCCGGCTTACTGGAGGGCTCTTCCCTTTCTTGAAAAGGTTAGCAATGCAACCAGTTTCCTCGACTTCATGACGAAGTGGAAGGCCGTCTCACCTAAAGAAACGGGAGAAGCCCTGTCCGCAGTCACTTCTTTATTTGAATCAGATCATTGACGGTATTGCCAGGAAGTCCCGGAAGTCCTGGATCATCGTGCTCATATCTAGCCACAATTCCATGCTGACGCAACGCCATTTTGATGTCTTTTAAATCGTAATCTATGCTTTGTAGGGCGAGCAGCAGCTCCTCACTCATAAAGTGCGGCTGATTCTTGTTGTCCACTTCAATCACCTGCCTTTCTGGCCACTAATGAACTTTATTCACCTAATTATAGCAAAGATGAGTTGTATTCACCATCAACGGTTAAAAACATAGCTACTCGTATCAAATTATTAGTTAAGACAGGAGTCTTGCTTATGGCAAATTCAACGATCAGGCAGGCCGATATACTGGTAAGAGAGTGTACCGTTATGCAGGTAGCTACGCTTGATACCGATACCGGTTTCCCTAATATAGTTTCGCTAACACCACTTAAATCACACCGATCGCTTAAAGAGATCCTTTTTTACACTGATCGAGACACTACTACCATTCACAATGTTCTAGAAAAGCCTGTACTCGCTGTTTACTGTTTCAATGAGCTACACCACTCATCGTTGCTATTGCGTGCAAAGGCCGTTGTATTAACCGCTGAGGAGGCCTTACCAAGCTTTACGGAAAACCTCAATTCTTTTCAAAAATCGTTACAGTATGATCGACCCGTCATCATCCGTTGCAACCCACTAACCGTCAAGATTAGATACAACAATGACATCGAGTTCAGCAAGCTAAACGAAATCTAAGCTCAGTTCTTGGAGATGCACTTATGAATGGTCCAGATACATTAAGTGAGGCACACTTAATTGGCCTCATCATTGTTCTCATAGGCGTCTACTTCGCCCTATTTGGCCACAGACATCATTGGGTACATTGGCTCATTGACCCAGACAAACCCGGAAGTAACCTGTGGTGGGCAGCCGTTTTTATCATTATTGGCGCGCTCATGATGATGGTTAGAAAGATGCAATAATACGACCCCATAACGAGTTTGGTTTTTAGGAAAATAAATAGCCTTCCGCGGAAGGCTTTGGATAATTATAAAAAATTATAGAGTTAGCCACAGCAATTTTCAGTCAAAGAATATGTATCATTCAAGAACTTATATAATTTGCTATTTTAACAAAAGGGGCTGAGCCAATGTTACATATTGATACCGTTATAAAACAAATGAAAGTTGGCTACACAAAGCCCTCTTTAGTTGAATGTAACGACCAACGGCAGTATGTAATGAAGTGCCAAAACGATGTTATATCGGGCAAAACCCTTTTTAATGAGTTAATTGGTGGAAGATTGCTACACTTACTACAAATACCGACCCCAGCTTTCACATTGGGACGAATCTATCCTCAATTAACGACTGATTCCCCCGTTCTTTGGAGTATGAGAGCAAAGCCCGGAACCGTCTTCCTTTCTAGTTATACCCGAGGAGTGTCAATGATTAACCCTATCCTTTTTAAGGATATAACGAATCGTGAAGATTTGCCGGGTATAGTTCTTTTTGACCAGATGACATTAAATCAAGACCGAGGAGGAAATAGAGGGAACTGGTTCGTAGCACAAAAGTCTATGGAACTGTTAGCTATCGATAACAGTAATATATTCCGACTAGCCGATATATGGGACTCACACACATTACATGCGGATATGAGGATCCCCCCTGAACGGATTGATTTTTCCCAACCAGGTTATCAGACTATAGGCACTTACTTTGAAGGGAAGCATCCCTTCTGGAAATACGGCCGTCTAGTGAAAAAAGTCACTGATGAAGAGTTCACAAATTTGTTTGTTAATATCCCACTTGATTGGAATATATCTGCTGACGATTTTGCTGCTGCTCAGCAATTCATAAAATTTCAATTTGAGCACATCGATGATATAATCAATGAGCTCGAATCAGACTTCAAAAAAGGAGGAAGACACAATGCAAGATAA